GCCAGCCCGGCCCACTCGACCACGCCCCGCGCGATGGCCTCGGCCAGCGCGGCTTGCCCGGACGCGGAGGCCAGGTAGCGGGCGTCGTTCGGATTGGTGACGAACCCGCACTCCACGATCACCGCGGGCATGCGGGTCTCGCGGATGACGTGGTAGTAATCGCGCCCGCCCGCGCCGGCCTTGGACTTGGCGCCGCGATTGGCAAGTGGCGTCAGCTCGTCGAGCCACCGGAGGATCGCCCGGGCCAGCTCGTCGCCCTTGGACTTGTCCACGAAGACCGTATGCCAGACCTCGAACCCCTCCGCACTGGCAGAGGCGGCGGCGTTGCAATGGATGCTCACATAGCGTCCGCGCCCCAGGCGTTGGCCTCGTCGGTTCGGGCCTGGAGACTCTTGGTGCTGTCGCCCGTCCGCGACATCCGCACGTCCATGCCGTGGCGCCGCAGATGGTCCACCACCCGTCGGGCCACCGCCAGCGCCACGTCGGCCTCCCGGACGCCGTTGGCGACGGCGCCGGGGTCGCTGCCGCCATGTCCGGGGTCCACGTAGATCCGCGCCATGCTCTCACCGCCCCGCGACGGCCTTGCCGGTGCTCCAGAGGCCGGCCGCCGTCAAGCCAAGGATCAGCCCCTGCACTATGGCCTCCGCCACTCTGGAATCCGCCCAGAACGTTGCCGCCAGGTTGCCAGCGATGCCGACGACGACAGCCGCTACACCGGCCCAGCGGCTATCCAGGCCGAGGCGCTTCAACCCCTCCACGACGGCCATGACGAGCGCCGCCGCAGGGATGTTCCACCACGTCAGGTCCATGGCGATCCCCTCCAAACAAAATCGCCGCCCGTCGGCGGCTCTCACGCGGTTTTCTTCTCCACCTTCTCGGCCACGCGGCGAATCTCCGTCGCCATGATGGCCTCCATCTGCTTATGCTTGTCGCCCCGGCGCCTCTGGTGGAGGCGCAACACGGGGAAGGTGTTGGCGTTCGGAGTCAGCATCTTTTCCTCCGCGTAATCCCCGTAGCGGAGGAGCGACCCCGCGATCACGTAGCCACGGGCCGGATACCGACGCCTCGATTCCGCGGGTCTGCGAAGTGACGGTACTCCACTCGAACCATGGGGTCGTGCACATGCCCCATGATGTAGCCGTCCACGCCCTCGATGATCCAGGCCAGTTCCTGCATGCGGTTGATGCGGCGCCCGGCCTTCGGCCGTTGCCCTGGCCGTGGGTAATGTAGAAGATGTACGAGGTCGGCACCCCGCGTTGCCCTGCCTTCCTCCCGAAGCTCACCTCCAGCACGACCGCAGTGCGGTCATACCTATCCAAGATGCCGATCTTGTCGCAGATCAGCTCGGCCGGGTCCTCATCCGAATCCCGGTGCCTCGCCTCGTGGTTGCCGCTGGTCACCGCCAGGATCTTGTGGCGCACCGGCTCCAGCTCTTTGACCAGGATGCGCCGTTCTTTGCCCGGCGCCATGCTGCGGTACACGTCGCCGTGGCGGCTACTCTTTAAGGCGGCCTCGACCAGGTCGCCGTTCAAGACCATGTAGGCATGCGGATCATCCCGCACTCGGTCCAAGAGCGCGTGCCAGGCCCGCTCGTCGTGCAGGCGGTGGCCGCGGTGGATGTCGCTCACGCACCAGAGGTCGATGTACTCCAGCGTCTCCGGCAGGGTCACCTCGACGTAGCGCACGCGTCAGCCCCCCTGGCGGCTCAGCCACCGCCAGAACGCGTCGGCGGCGACCCCGACGGCCGCCGCCGCGCCAAGCACCCAGGCCCGCCACCGCTCGAGTGCTGTGATTCTCTCGTCCATCTCCCCCAGCCGCTCATCGAGGAGCACCCGGAGGGACCGCAGCTCATCCCGGATCTCCCGCACGTCGGCCGAGATCCCCTCCATCATGGCCTCTTGGCGGGCTACCCGCTCCCCCAGCGGCTGGTTGTCCATGGTGACCGCCTCCTCTCAGACCACTCGACCGAGGATCACCCACGTCCGCCCCGCCCGAACCGCCAGCACCCGGTCACCGGCGGCGGGCGTGTAGCTGGCCAGGTACGGGTAGGTCCGGCTGCTGGGCGCTGTCTCGCCATCCCACTGCACCGGGGGCCGCCCGGAGGTGTAGCCCGCAGGGATCGTCCCGAGGCGCACCAGCGGGCCGTCACTCGGTTGGTCGCGGACAAGATGCAGGAACTCGTCGGGCCTCATACGCTCACCACCCGGCGCACCACGTGTTTCATCCGCCCGCCCGGGCGCAGGTCCATCTCCCACTGGTGCTCGCGGTAGCGGGCTTTGAGCCCCAGCCGCGTGTACTCGAGTTCGATCACGTCCATGTCCCCGTGCATGGGCATGATCGCCGTTTCAAACTCCACCGACTGGTACACCTGCGACGCCTCCTGGGCCTTGCGCTGGGCCAGGGCGTCCAGGGTGGCCTTGTTCGCCGCGTCCACCTGCTCGGGTTCGGCGGTAATGACGCGGCCCCGGTTGACCGTACTCGTCGGGCTGGCCGGGTTGTCGTTGGTGTACACCGAGTAAAGCGCCGGCCGGTCGGGTTCGCTGACGTAGAGAATCCACTGGTTGGGGACATCGAACAGGTCCAGCTCCTCCTCCACGCCCGGGAGGATCACACTCTCGTCGTCGTCGCGGTACGTGTATTCCGGCGGCAGCTCCGACGGGTCGCGGTACGGCCGCGCCACCGCCCGCCCCTGGGCGTCGAAGTAGAGGCTCTGGTAGTTGATCGCCAGCAGCAGGTCGTTGACGATCTGCAGCCGCGACGTACCGGGCTCCCATTCCCGCGCCGCCGGCAGCGTCAGGGACGTGGGCAGCAGGTCCTGGTTCGAGATGCCGGCCTCCGTGAGCACCTGCGACACCGCCGTGATGTAGTTGGTCCCGGCCGGTACGACGTACCGGCTGGTCACCCGGTGATCCCGCAGGACCACCAGCTGGTCATACGCCTCCACCTCGCGCACCACGGCGCTGTGTCGGTCTCCCGGCGCACCGGCGACGACAGCAGGAACACGCCCAGGGGGAACTCGGCGTAGCCCCGTCAGGCATTCGCAGACGCGCCCAGGGACGGATGCGGTCGCGGAGCCAGTCGATGCCGGCCGCCGGGTCCTCCCGGAGCACGAACCGCGCCGTCCGCTTGATCTCGGCCAGGGCGTTGTAGCTGACCCGCGCCTCTAGCACGTTGGGCAGCCACGCCTTGTGGCGGTTGGCATCGTCCAGCAGCTCGTAGCGGTAGGACATATGGCGGGCCGCCCCGTGGAGAGCGGCCCGCACCTGGTCTGCCGTGTAGCCGTTGCGCGCCAGCGGCTCCATGACCTACACCGCCTCGTCGTAGTCCACCGCCTGGATCTCGATCTCCACCGTGTAGCCACCGTGGCGCTCGTCGCGGATGCGGAGCGGCCCGAGGACGCCGAAGATGCGCCGCCCCGCCGAATCGCGGTAGCAGACCACCGACCGGCGGGCGGCGAGTGCCCGCAAAGCGTCCAGATCGTCCAGGCGGCCGGGCAGGACCTGGATGGTGCAACGCACCTGCTGGTCCGTCTGCTCCCCGAACTCCGCGATTGGATGCTCGCGCCCGACGGGGTGCAGTAGCTCCATCGCCGGCGCCCATTCCTCCCCGCGCTCGGGGTTGGCGGCGACGCGCAACTGGCGGATGGTGTTGGCCGGGTCCGCCGGGTCGTGTAGCCATGCTCCGGTCAAGCGCAGGACCGGGGCCGCCACCCACGGGGAGGCGGCGGTGGTGCCGTTGCTCCCGATGGCCACGACGCGATACTCATAGGCCACGCCAGAGGCCACGGCGTAGTCGTAGACCACCCCATCGACCGGCACGTTCGTGGCGATGCGGACGCCGCTTCCCGCCTCGCCCACCTTGCGACGGTAGACGTCGTTGCTGATTGCCTCGACCTCGGCCCCCGCGTTGTGGTTAGCGATGGTGATCCGCACCCACGCCTCCAGGGCCTCGACCGAGACATCCGGCGTCGGGGGCGGTGTGTACTGCACCTGGAAGGTCCGTGTCGCCACGGCTGAGGCCATACCGTCGGCGTCCCAGACGGTGACCTCGATGGTGTAACTGGTGTTATTGACGAGGCCCTGCAGGAGATACTCCCGGGCCGACGTGCTCTGCACCTGACCGGAGTCGTGGACCACGGTGTTCCCCTGCTTGAGCACCACCCGGTAGGCGCTCTGGCCCTTCGATTCCGGGTCCGAGACCGACCACCGCACCACGTACTCCGAGGTCACCACCGTCGCTCCATCCGTCGCGGGGTCGGTGATCGTCACCGTAGGCCTGGCACTGGTGATAAAGGCTTGCTCCGTCGCATACGGCCCCACCTTGTCGTAGATATCCCACGTCCGCACGGTCCAGCGATACTGCAGGCCATTCTGGAGCGTACCGCCAGGGACAGTGTGCTGCTGGGCTGACGACGCTACCTTGCCAGTATCGTAGACGGTTGTACCGTCATCGGCCCGCTGGATGACAAGCTGGTAGGCGGTCTGCTGGTCGCCGTCAGGATCCGAAAACACCCACGAGAAGACCGCATCCTCCATGGCGTCGAACGTTTCGCGTGGCTGCAGGATAGGTGCATTCGGAGCCGAGTTCTCCCAGTACGTTATGACCAGCTGCGGGCCATTGATGTTTTCTCGTGAATGAAAGTCGTACATCGCACCGACATAGTAACCGGACACCCGAAAACCGTAATTGGGCAGCGTCCTGGCGTACCACCGAGACACGATGGGCGTCACATCAATGGTGTACCACCCTGTAGCCGTAGAAGTGTAATACACCGTCACGTCACGACCTAGATATTCACCAGGCATGTTGTTATAGGTAATCGTTGTTTCGTCCCACGAGCCAGAGACTGGATTAACTGTAATACCCCCTCCTGCGTTCTGGTTTACCTGATATAACCTAAGATCCGCACGCTGAAACGTTGCCCCGGCTGGCAGCGTAGGAAGCGAAAATCGAATGAACGTAAAGTCATAGCTGGGTTCAAAATTGCGCACATACAGTATGTCGGATGAGCCCCAGTTTGAATCTCGCCCCCCTGCTCTCCAGTTGGTCACAAAAGCATCCGCCGATGGGGACGGGACGGTGGTGGTGGGGTCGATCTCAACCGGAAACGCCACATCACCCGTCGTATCCAAAGCGACGACCAGCAGCGCCGCCTCAGCGCCACCCTCTTCGTCCACCCGCCACGTTACGGGTAGATACTGACCATTGGCGTCCACGGCAAAGGGCGGGGCTAGCTCCGCCATGTCCTTGCGGGTGCCTGCCACGGCAAAGCGAAACTCCGTGGGCGATTGTTCATCGCGCAGAATGATCGACGCCTTCAGTCGATCCTCCTTCGCCTCCAGCACCAGGTCCGTGGAAGGCCATACATCCCGGTATGTTACGGTGTGGGCATCCACCAATTCGCCCTCCACCGGCGCGGCGTCCACGGGCACGACACTGACCGACACGCCGTCCACGTGGATCTGGTAGCCGTCCGTGACGCGCCGGGGGAGCAGGGCGTAATAAGGGGCCTGCAAGACATGCCAATACCGCGGAACCGGTTCGCAGCCGGCCCGAGTAGCAGCAGCCACCACTGGCCTGCGGGCCGCAATGAGCGGCGCCGCTACCGCAGGCAACCGGCGCCGCTCGCATCCGCACGCTTCTTCGTCCGGCACGATGATCGGGTCCACGTCCTGGTACTGGCCGTCAGGGTCGCGATAGTGCCACGGCGTGCCGCGCACAACGGCCACATACCGACCGTCGTCCAGATGGTAGTGCTTCTCGTATTCCCTGCGCAGGGACACGATCTCTCGCACGATCTTTGCCACGACTCACACCCCCGCCCGCGCAACCTGACGCAGGTTGCGGAACAGGTTCAGGACGGCCTCCATGTCCCGCAGGTCGTCGGCCTGGACGGTGATGTGAATGGGGCCGGAGATATGGACCGGAGCAGCCCCTACATCCTCACCCCGTCCGGCCACGCGAGGCAGTGTCATGACCGGCGGCTCCAGGGCGACCGGCATGTCCGCCGCCAGCGCCAGCCGCACGGGCTGTACCATGCGGGCCATTAGCGGGCGGATGTCGGGCACCAGCTGGCGCAGGCTGGCCATTGTCGCCCACGCCTGCTCCTCGATGTCCATGAAGGCCCGCTCCACGTAGGACGGCGAGCTGATACCGAGCCCCTTCTTGAAGCCCTCCCAGAAACTACTGGCGATGCTCCTGGCCTTCTCCCATAGGCGGCTAGGCCAGCTACTGATCGTTCTCCAAATGCGATCCCAGATCTCGCTGAAGATGCTGGGCACCCTACTCACGGCCTCTCGGACGCCGTTGTAGAGGTTCGTCGCAGCCGTGACGGCCCAGTTCTTGGCGCGGTTGAAGTACTCGCTAACCTTGTTGGCGGCCGTCGCTACGAAGCTCTCGATCCGGCCCGGCAGGCTAGCGAACCAGCTCGTCACCGCGTTGTACATCTCCGTCACGCGCAGGACCGCCCAGGTCTTGGCCGTGTTGAACCACATCTGTACGTTCTGGGCCATCGTGGTCACGAATGCCGTGATGCGACCGGGCAACTGGGACACCCAGTTTACGACGCCACGGTATAGCTCGGTTGCGTTCTGCACCGCCCACTCCTTGGCCGTCCGGAACCAGTTCGCCACCGTCTGGGCAAAGGTCACCAGCAGCTTGTGAGTGTTTTCCGGCAGGTCCGCAAAGAACCGAATCACAGCGCCGATGGCGGCCCCAATCCAGTACGCCATGATCTCCGGAATCTGCGGGAGAATGGCGGCTATACGCCCCGGCAGCCCTGACGTACTCGACGAACTGATCGAACCAGGTCCGAGCGCTAGCGATCACGTCGCCGATGTACCAGAAGACTCCACCGAAGACCTGACCAAGGAACTCGAGTGCGTACTCCACCTCGGCAGGCCCTCCGGTGATCACGTCCCACAGGGCAGTGACTACGCCTCGGGCATCCCGGAGGACCCGCATAATCCCCTCCCATACGCCCACCGCGACATTCTTGATCTGTTCCCACGTCGCGGCCAGGAACGTGGCGAGGGACTGCCACACTTCAGTCGCCGCCGACTTGATTGCGTTCCAGGAATTAATCAGGAACGCCTTAATGCTGTCCCAGTTGCGCCACAGGAGATACCCGACAGCGATGACGGCGCCAATCGCTGCAATCCAGATGCCCGCAGGGTGTACCACCAGCCGCATTGCCTCCATAAACGTACCCGCCCCGCCCCTCCACAGGGCGAACGCCTCCATGAGCTTGCCGCCGAACGCGAGCAGGCCACCCAAGCCCTGCGGCCCAATGGCCAGGCGCACGGCCCCCACGATGCCGCTGATGGTGTTGATCATGGCGCCAATTGCCATCAGGAACGGCCCGGCAAGGGCGACGATGCCAAGCAGGGTAATGATCATCTTCTGCGTCGTCGGCGACAGATTGGCGAACCACTCTGCCATGCGCTGGACGGCATTGATCAAGGGCTCGGCAGCCGTCAGGGCGTCCTTAAGCGCTGGAACCAGAGCCTCGCCGAGCGTGATCGCAATATCGGTCACCCGGTTACGCAAGATCTGGAACTGGCTTTCAGTCGTCTGGTAGCGCTGTTCGGCCTCTTTCGCGAGCGCGATGTTCTCTTCCCACGCCTTGGCCCCAAGTTCCAGGGAGTTGCGGAACAGGTCACCCGCGCCGGCGGCGCGGAGCAAGGCGTCGCGGACACGGATCTCAGAGAGGCCCAGATCCTCCAGCACCGCGAAAACGTTCTGGCCGGACGCCGACATGCGGGCCAGACCCTCGATGAACGCTATGATGGCGCCCGCGGCGTCCTCCTGGAAGGCCCGCTTGAAGTCCGCCACCGACATGCCGGCGACCTGCGCGAACAACTGGAGCTTCTTGCCGCCGCCGGCCACCGCGTTAGCAATGGTAATCATCACGCGGGAGATCGCCGAACCGCCGGCCTCGGCCTCGATGCCGACGCTGGAGAGGGCAGCTGCAAAGCTGAGGATCTGCGCCTCTGTCAGACCGACCTGCTTACCGGCACCGGCGATGCGGAGGGCCATTTCGACGATCTCCGCTTCCGTGGTTGCCAGGTTGTTACCCAGGGCGACTATCGTGCTGCCCAACCTATCGAACTGCTCCTGGGGCATCTGCGTGATGTTGGCCAGGCGGGCCAGGGCCGTGGCGGCCTGGTCAGCGGACAGGTTCGTAGACACGCCGAGGTCGATCATGACCCGCGTGAACTTTAGGATGTTTTCCGTCTTGATTCCGAGCTGGCCCGCCGCCTCAGCGACGGCTGCAATCTCCGTCGCGCTGGCAGGCATCTCCTTGGCCATATCACGGATGCCCTTGCGGAGGACCGCGAACTGCGCATCCGTCGCGTCGACCGTCTTGCGGACGCCAGCAAACGCACTCTCGAAGTCCACGGCCGCCTTGATGGCACCGACACCGAGGCCGGCCAGTGGCAGGGTGATCCCGGTGGTGAGCTTCTTACCGACATCCTGGAAGTTGTTCCCGAGGCGCTTGAGCTTGCCTTCGACCTTGCCAAGCTGGCGGTCGAGGCCCGTAGCGTCAGCGCCAATGCGGACGATCAGTTCGGCCAGAGTCGCCACCGGGATCACCTGCCCCGAAAATGAGAGGCGCGGCCGTCACAACAGCCGCGCCTTCAGCTCCTCGTATTCGCGCCGCCGTTCCTCGACGGGCTTGGGGTCCTTCGGCGGCTTCAGGTAGTGCCGCAGGGGCTTCAGCCGCTTCTCGCGGGCGAAGTATTCCCGCCACCATGCGGCGGTGATAGTGGCCCGCTGATGGGCCTCGATCACCGCCAGGAGTTCGGCCGGCGTCATGCGCCCGATCTCCCACGGGCGAAACCCCGCTTCGTAGGAGTAGGGCTCGACCTCGGCCAGCCACTCGGAGAGGCGGAAGGCGGCTAACTCGCCGCCTCCGCCTCGTCCGCGTTTGGGTTGTCGCCCTTCCCGAGCAGGCCACTCGCCATCAGGGCCTCGATCAGCTTTTCGGCCAGCGTATCCAGGTCTCCGCCCCCGCTAAGGTAGTCCTGCAGGAGCTTGCCGGCACGCTGCAGGGTCAGCCCAGGGTCTTCCCACTTCAGGCCGGCCCACAGCATGGCCCGGAGCACCCGGACACCCACGTGCTGCTGGAGCATAGCCCCCAGGCCTACACCTAGGGTTTCCTCCAGGTCGGCCAGGGCATTGATGTCGAACCGCAGACGCCTGGGCTTATCGAGTTCAACCGGCACGGTCTTCATGCGGTATCACCTACGTCACGGAGTGGGGTTCAGAACCGGCTGGCCGGTGCCCTGAAGCTCCAAGCTGTACGTGGCCGCGTCGTCGTAGGGCGCCTCCAGCTCGCGGCTCGTCACGATGGCCAGGCCCTCAAAGGTGTCCGTGCCGTTCTCCGACCAGCGAACCTTGATCTTCTGGCGGTTGCGAATGGCGTCCACCAGGGCCTGATAGCCCGCCTCGGACTCGATGTAGACGCCATCGGCGGAGATGGTCCACGAGTAGAGGCCAGGCTCAAACTCTTGGGCACCGTTCGAGTCCTTGGCCGTCACGTCGATGGTCTCCAAGCTCTCGCTGAGGGTCGCCCCCCGCTGCCCGCCAACGGGGGTCCAGACGGGGTTTGCGTCGTCGCCCGTGTTCACAAGGAGCAGAATATCCACGCCCTTGACCTTCGCCATGCCCCATCACCCCTCGTGTTCGATGACAAACTCGAGTGCGATGTGATACGTGCCGTCCATGCCGGCGTCGGGGTCGTACAGGTCAACCTCACCGTCCGAGCGCACGGCGTGTACGGCCACGCCATTCATGTCACCCTTGAACCCGTCCAGGGCCGCACGCACGGCGTCTGCCGCCTGCGTCACGGCCAGAAAGTCCGGGCCGAAGATGCTGACCTGCATCCGGGAATCGGTCAGCCCCGCCGGCCCCAGCTTCGTGTGGTGCCGCACCGTGGAGACCCGCTGGACCGTCGCTGCGGGCCAGTTTGTCAGGTTGTCGGGCAGCTTCAGCGAGTAGATGCGCTGCCCCAGGATAGCCTGGACCCCGGCGTTGCCCTTGAGGTGGGCGATCACCGCCTGCCGGATGTGGTCGCTCATAAATCAACAGCCCGGCCGATCAGCCGGGCGATGCCTTCGTTGACGGTCCTGGCGACTTGATCTTTGGTTGCGTCGATGGCCGGGCGGAAGAAAGGAATGGCGGGCATCTGCCCCGTGTAGCGGCCCGTGGTTTTCTGGCGGCGGGGGCCGGTGCCATACTCGACAAGATGGGCATGGGGCGCAATCCGCCTGTCCACCGCCGCAAACGCCGTAGCGAACAGCTTGCCCCGCCGCTTCCCCTTCTTGGCCTTCAGCGACCGCTTCAGGTTCCCGGTCGGACCGACGGCGCCCGTCGCTTCGCCTCATCCCGCACAATGCGAGCACCCTGGAGAAGGATCTGCTCCACGTCCTCTGACGTGACGGCGCTCAGGATGCTGCGGATCTTCCGGGAAGCTTCTTCCAAGCCTTTGACGTCGATCTCGATTTCAAAACTCATGGCCACACCTCCCGGCATAGGCACACCAGCTCCCGCCGGCGTCCGTCGGGGTCCGCCGGGGCGCCGATGATCTCCAGGAGGCGGTCGCCATGCTTGATCCGCATACCGGCCCGTACCAACGGCGTCCAGCGCATGCGGACCTCCGTTCGTGCTTCGTGGTGGACTTGTTGCGCGGCCCAAAGGCGACGACCCGCCAAATCGCGAACCTCGGCCCACCGCTCCGCCACAACCGTCCACTCCTGCGACGGCTGGCCGAGTTCGTCGGTTTGTTCCGGATCAGGCGGTGCGAGGACCTGGACCCTGTGCCGGAGCTGCCCTGCCTTCATGGCGACTCACCTGCCGGGTGAAAGTCCGGCACACGGTCTTGACCTAGCAGGGCCGTCACCGCGAACTCGACTTCCTTGCTCACAGTTGCCGTGAGCACAGCCTCGCGGTGCTCGTACCAGTGCCCGACCAAGAGCAGCATGGCGGTACGGATACCAGCAGGCACCTTGTCCGGCGTATCCCCGTAGCCGCAGGTGTACGTGATCCGCACGGCGCCACCGGGCTGCAGGTCCACCGCCGGCCAAGACGCACCCGGCGCCAGCAGTACCCGCCCTGGCTGGGAGGCGGTGTCCACGACGTACTGGCTGGGGTCCAGCGTCGTCTCGGTGCCGTCCGCTGTCACGTACTTGATGGCGGTCACCTGCCTGAGCGGCGGTCGCGGCAGCCGGATGAACGGGCGGCGGGGGAAGCCGTCGAGCCGGAGTTCACGCGTCTGCGTGATGTAGGCACGACGCTGGTAGTTCTCGCACCACTCGCGGGCGGCCACGATCAGCGACGCGATGTAGGCGTCCTCCGTGTCGTCGTCCACCCGCAAGTGCGCCTTGGCCTCGTCCAGCATCACCGGCTCCTGGGCCGGTGGCGTCACCAGCGCCAGCGCCCACTCCATGGCTTACCCCTTCTTCCTCCGGCGCGGCTTGACGGTTGCCGCTTCCTCCGGCTCGGCCGTCGCCGTCTCGTAGCCTCATCGACCGGCTCCGCGTATCCGGCCGCCAGCAGCCGGGCCGCCTCGGCGTCGTCCATCTCCACGACATCGCCAGGGGCGTGGGAAAACCCACGCCCCGCGATGCCGGTCAGCAGCCTAATCCTCATGGTCATTCACCCTGCGCGGCCGCCTGCTGCAGGACCTGGACCGCCTCCGACAGGGCCAGCCGCCCGTCCACGCGCTCGAACATGCGGAAGCCGACCTGACCATTGGCGGCGTACAGTTCGACCAGCCGCTGGATGCCGATGGACTGGCGGTCGGCGATCCAGTAGTAGCTGAAGTCACCGAAGGCCACCGTCTTGGCGCCCGCGGCGATCTCCGGCATGAACCGCGAGGTCTGAACCGGCCGCCCCAGCAACATGTCAGGCTGGCCCGCCACCAGGCCAGGCTGCCAGATGTACTGCTGGTTGGCGTCCTTGATCTTGCGGACCACCAGTGCCGTGGAGTCGTGCATGAGCCACGTCGCCCGGGCCCGATACGGCACCGGCAGCGCATGGTACAGGTCCAGCAGCTCGTCGGCCGTGATGGCCGTCGCCGCAGCCGTCGTCTTGCCCACCTGCGCGTCCAGCAGCACGCCCCGAGGCTTACCTACCCGTCGCCGTTGACGAAGGCGGCCTCCTCAGCGTCGCCGAACGAACGGGCGAAGGCGTCCTGCAGGAAGGCGGCGATGTCGAAGGCCGAGTCGTTCAGCAGCTCCTCGCTGACGCGGGTGATCCGGGCCAGCTTGTGGGCGCCCATCGTGAACTGGCTGAACTGGGCGTCGCTCTCGGGGTACGCCTGGTTTTCGCCAATCCACTGGGCCACGCCGTAGTCAACGACAACAGGGACAATGCGGTTGCCCGACCCACCCGTCAGGACGGTGGCCAGGCGCCGCATGATGTTCCGCTCCGTCAGGGCCTCGACAAGCTGGCGCTGGTACTGGTCAGGGACGAGATAGCCGCCCTCCGGGTCCGTGCCCACCTGCAGCACCCGCACCTCATCAGGGAACAGCCCACTGTGCGAGCTGCGGAGGTAGCGCAGGAAGGCATTCCGGTACTCATTGGTCGCACGCGGGTTGGTCCGGTCCTCGCGGCCGTCCGGCTCGGCGCCAGGTTCCGGCAGGACCGTGGGCTCACCGGCCCGCGACTCCAGCGTGTTCTCGGCCTGCCACTGGCGCTCCAGGCGCTCGATGCGATTGGTCAGCGACTGCAGGTCAGACTCCATGCGGTCGTACTGCTCCTGCTCCTCGGCCGTCAGGTCGCGGTTCTCCCCTTCGGCCCGGTCCAGCAGGGCACGCATGTCATCGACCAGCTTCTTGCGCTGGCGCTTCAACTCGTTGATCTTCTCCACCACCGACAGGGACACGGTGATCGACCTCCTCAAACAAAAGAGCCGCCCGCAGGCGGCTCGTCGTGGTTGGGTTTGTGACTGTTGCCTACGCCAGCTCCAGCAACTTCAACCGGCGTCGCCGGAGGGCCATGCGAACGTGATGGTCCTCGCGGCCCGCAAACTCCTCGGACAGGCTACGCAGCATATCCCGGACCGCCACGCTGGTCTGCGGGTAGGCCGGGAACGTTACAGGACTTACATCGAACAACTCCACATCGATCAGGGTTCGGATGATGGTGCCATCCTCACGGCGGTCCCACTCGTCCTTCAGTACGCGGAAGCCGAAGGACATCTGGTCGACGTCGCCACGTTGGATGGACACCATCAGGTCCCTTGCCCACTGGGTATCCGGCGGGTCGATCTCGATCTTCAGTCCCCTATCATCCTCCTCCAGGCGCAGCGTGCCGCTCTTGGTCCGCCCGAGCACGTAGTTCGGGTCGTGGTTCCACAAGGCGCGCACGTCGCCGTTCTTGATCGAGCGCTTAAAGGCGCCGGGCCGGATCTGCTCGCGGAACCGACCCGCCAGCGGCTCGGAAAGCTGGTTGAACACGGCCGCGTAGCCCACGATCTTGGACCGCCCATCTTCACTCTCGGCCGCCCGGATCTCGAGCTGATCCGGGGTGAACACGCGGCGCTCCGTCTCGCTGGCGATCTCGTCTAGGTCGCGTAGCTCGGGCGGCTCGCGGCCGGCATCCCGAATGTGCTTCGCCAAGTGCTCGTAGATGGCCCGGCGGTCCTTCGCCCAGGCTGGGCCGCCACGTTGACCCCACGGGCGCCGTTCAGGACGGCAATCCCCGTGATGCACGCCTGGATGTTGGCCGGGCCGATGGTGCCGTCTGCATCAACCTCGTGATGGATGAACCGATAGTGCGCCTTGGCGGTCCCGTCCTGGCTCGGGTCCTGCCACGCATAGGCCCGCCGATAATACGACGGCGACTCCCCTTCCCGGAGTCGCCGCTCATTCGCCGGCCCATCCCAGGACCGGTCACTCGTTGGCGTCGAGTGCGGAGGGATCGCCTGGCGCAGTTCCAGCATCGCCCCCACGCGCATCACTCCTTGCCTGCGCTAGCATCAGGTCCAACAGGGCCTGTCGCACGTCCTCACCACTGAGCTGCCCCACGGCCGTCGCCGGCACCATGTTCATGGGCACGAGGTAGACGTCGCCGCCCTCTATGGGGTCCATGTTCTCCATGCGTCGGACGTCATTCGCAGAGAACCAGCCCCACTGCCGGGCGGTGGCGTAAGCCCGGTAGCGGCTCTCAATGTCGCCCCGCAGCAGGCCCTCGATGGAGAACTCGGCGTACAGGTCTTGCTCGTCCTCACCCGCCAGCAGGCGGGCCTTGATGGCCTGCTCGAAGCGCCGGAGCCACGGCAGCAGGCTGTACTTCACGAACTCCAGCGCCTGGTGCTCGATGTTGGAGAACGTGCTCCGCCGCAGGTCCTTCAGCATGTGCGGCGGGAGGTTGAACCAGCGGGCGACCTCCTCCACCTGGAACTCGCGGGTCTGGAGGAACTGGGCATCCTCCGGCGGGATGCCGATGCGCTGGTACTTCATGCCCTCCTCAAGCACCGCGATCCGGTGGGCGTTGCTCAGTCCCGAGTACAGCTCCCGCCACTGCTTGCGGAGGCGTTCGGCCGCTTCCTCGGTCAGGTTACCAGGGTGCTCTAGGACGCCGGCCATGTGGGCACCGTTGCCGAAGAAGCTAGCGCCGAACTGCTCGGCTGCCATGCCCAGACCGATGCTCTCGCGGGCCAGGGCGATCACCGACTTGCCAACGAGGCCATCCCACCCCGGGCCGGCAACGTGCAGGACCTGCTCTTTCCGCAGGACGGCCTGTCCACCCTGGGGGAGGTTGATACGATACACGATGTCCCGCAGTCTCGTCAAGTTCGGGCTGCACCAGCCACGGCGGAATGGGCCACAGGGCCGTAACGAACCCGTCCTGCCGGACGATCTCGGAGTAGGCATTGCCCCACAGCAGCAGGTGCCACATGGCCGCCTCCCGCCACTGGAACGACGTCATCAGCGGGTTCGGCTGGTCATGCAGCACCCGGTAGAGCGGGTAGTCGTCGGCCCGCTCCCGGCCGCCGTCCGACCGCCGCCGGTAGACGTGCAGCGGCAGCGACGCCACCGACTCGGACAGGATTCGCACGGCGTTGTATACCGCCGAGAACTGCACGGCGCTCGTCGGCGTGACGACGACGCCGGCCCGAACAGGCTGTGCCCCGAAGACCGTCAAAGCCTCCGGGTCGCGGAGGGTGAAGCGCCGCTCAAACCAGCGAGCAACGCGCTTCAGGATTGGCTCTGTCACAGGCGCTCACCCCCCAATCACGCTAAGGCCCCGGGTCTCGTACACCGAGCGCCGGGGCTTCTCGTGCCGCATGGCTCGATCCAGGGCCATGACCAGGGCAACAATCCCGTCGATCTTTCCTTGGCTCGTCGCTTTGTCTGGCTTCAGGTTGCCCGCCGGGTCCTTCTTCACCGCCACGTTCCCGGCCATCCAGCGCAAGACCGGGTTACCGCCGTGCCGGATCTTCCCGGCCCGTAGCCGCGCTCGAACTCCTGCATGGGCGCCGCCATGCTGCGGAAGCCCATGCCGAACGCAGCCACCTGTAGGCCCTCCTCCTGCAGCTTGACCGCCACGTGGTGGGCCTGGAACAGACGGTCGATGTTTAGGTCTACCAACTGGAACTTCTGGGCGTCGTCCAGGATCTTGCGGATCACGAAGTCGTAGTCGATCACGTCGCCCGGTGTCGTCAGCAGGTAGCCGCCTTTCGCCCAAGCCCGGTACTGGTCCGCGTACTTGTTGCGGGAGTCATAGAGCCGGGCCTCCGGCACCCAGAACCGGCAGAGAACGTCCAGCGCCTCCCAGTCGTCTTCCCGCGGGAACACCAGCACCCACGCCGTGATGTCGCTGACGCTGGACAGGTCGAGCCCACCGAAACAGACCCGCCCCTTTAGTTCGGACTCATCCACCCGCATGTGCTCGCCGTTTCGATCCCACAGGGCCATTGGAATCCAGCGCTCGGCCTGGTTCGTCCAGACGTTCAGGTGCTTGGTCAGGAAGTTGTTCTGCGCCGCCGGGATCGCCTTGGCCTTCTCCGCCTCGCCTCGCAGGTAGTCCAGGCTCAGAGAGATGCCCAGGTTCGGGTTTGCCTTCGGCCAGACCCGCTCATCAAAGGGGTCGTCGCCCTCGTCGATGGTCGCGATGTAGGCGAACCAGGAGTCGTCCTTGATGCGTCCCTCCAGGATCTCCACGGCGTAGGAGCGCACCTCGTAGCAGATGCCGTGCTGATCGAACCCGGCCGTCGTGATCGCCCATACCAGCGGCTGCGTCCGGGCACCAAGGGCGCTGATGAGCACGTCCCAGACTTCGCGGGTGCGGTGGGCGTGCAGCTCGTCGATGATGGCGCCATGCGGGTTGAGGCCATCCAGGCTATCGGCGTCCGCCCCCAGTGGCTCCCACTTGCTGGCCGTCTCCAGCACGTGCATGTTGCCCTTGCCGGGTAGGACCTTGATCCGCTTCCGCAGGGCCGGCGACTTCTGCACCATCCGGGCGGCTTCTTCCCAGACGATCTTCGCCTGGTCGCGCTTGGTTGCGGCCGAGTAGACCTCCGCGCCCGGCTCGCCGTCGCCGTCCAGCAGGTACAGCCCGATGCCGGCCGCCTCCGTGGACTTGCCGTTCTTCCGGGCGACCTCGTGGTACGCCACGCGGAACCGGCGCACCCACTGCTTCAGGTCCTCGTTCCACTTCTGCCAGCCGAACACGCAGCCAACGCGGAACTGCTGCCAGGCTGAAGCTCGACCGTCGAGCCCGCCCAGCGCCCCTTCGAGTGCCGCAGGAACCGGAAGAAGTCGATGGCGTGCTGGGCCGCGTCGGGATTCCACCGAAGGCCCCGCTGCCATCCGTCGTTCAGGTCGCGCAAGTGCCGCTCCGCAGCCAACCGCACCAGCCTGCCGGCCACCACGCGGCCCTCCACCACGTCGCGGGCGTACCGCGTGACCGGATCGTCGTGCTCATGCGCCAGTCGCCTTGCCACGGCGCCGGAACTCCTCGTACTCGTCGTCCTCGTTGCGACCAGGCAGGCTCATGCGGCTCCGCGAACTCGGCGTCAGCCCGAACTCCGAGCAGAACGCTTGATGATCTGCTGGGCCTTTTCGGCGATCTTCACCGCCGGGTGCGGCATCTTGTAACCCTTCTCGGTGGTGATGACCATGCCCTCGCGCTTGATGGTCTCCTCAGCCTCGCGCAACCTGGCGTAGGCGAGGCAGTAGTTCGCGAAGGCCGTCCCATCCACGATCGTCAGCAGGCCCAGCTTCTCCAGTTCGGGTGCCAGCCGCTTCCACTCGCGCTTCGCTTCACGCGGCAACCAGCTCGGCGGCTTGGGCGCAATCGGCTGCGGCTTGGGCTCGTTCTTGTTCAGCGGGCGCTTCCCAGGGTTGCCCTGTAGGAGCTTGATCACCGTCGGCTTCGGCGGACGCCCTCCAGGCATGGTCTCACCCCCTTCCTGACACCTGCCAGCCCGTTCCAGAAGCCCCCCTTGGCGAGTTTCGCGGCGGCGCGAAGTCGACGGCCCGCGCGGTTTCGGACGCCAGGGCGGTAGAAATCCGACCCGCCCATGGGGTCACCGCTGTCCGCCGAACGTCTCCCGAGCCGTCTTCGCGTTGTGATGCCTGGTACACAGGGGCTGCCAGTTAGACACGTCCCAGAACAGCCTCGGATCACCCTTGTGTGGCTTGATGTGGTCAACGACCGTCGCCGGTGTGATCTTGCCTTCCCGCTGGCATTCAACGCAGAGCGGGTTCTGCCGCAGGAACCATCGCCGTGCCTTCTGCCATCGCCGGTTGTACCCCCGTACTGAGGACGATGCCCTGTCTGCATCCAGCCGCCGCCACTCCTGGCGCTGGTGCTCTGGGCAGTACCGTCCGTGCGTCAGGTTCGGGCACCCAGGGTGGGCGCATGGCGTCTTGGGCCTTGTGGGCACCAGCATCACGCCCCTGGGAAAGCTACGGGCCGCCAGCTTCGCCCCTACGGGCCCTGCCCCGCATGGGCCTGGATGCTGGCGGCCCCTGAAACAAGCAACCGCCGCAGCCTCTCGGCCACGGCGGATTCTCTGCCCAGTGCCAGCATACCACGCCGAACCCTGCCGGGGTGTCTCAGGATCGTCTCAAAAGAGTCTCAAAAGTGTCTCACGCCGTCCGCTTCAGCAGTCCAGCCACATAGGCGTAAGTCTCGAATGCCGCATCCCGAATCCTCCAGAACTGCGCCCGGGAGATGGACAGCGCCTCCTCGACCTCTGCACGGCTAGCTCCCGCGATGTAGTACATCCCAACCAGCCGCCTCTGCTCTGGCGTCATGGCCATGAGCGCCGCCCGCACTCGCTGGCATCGGAGTTCGAGCTCCTTGGCCTCACGGGCCAGTTGCTCCCGGCGCAGGACGGCTCGCAGGGTCGGGTTCGAGGCCCGCCTGCTCCGCTGGCTGACCTCTGCCTTGTGACTCCCAACCTGCTCCGCGATGGCGTCAAGCTCAACCTGCACCGTCTGCAACCGCGCTCGCCACTTCCTGTAGTTTCGCAGGTCACTCTCGATACCCGCCTTGATCGTCGGATCGAGCCCCTGCGTCTGCGTCAACGGGCCGCACCTCCACGTGTTGGCGTTGTGTCCCCCGCGGCCCTCGGTTGATAGCCTATCGCCTATCCCCTAACCTCCGAAGCCCACTCCGCATCCACCCTGTCAGCCAGCAACTCGGCCTTCAGGATCTTGCAGAACCTTTCGTCGCGCCAATACTCTGCCTCTCTCCTGAACCGTTCACGGGCCAGTTCAATAGCCCTCTCCTCAGTTGGCGCAATTACAAGTACCTCCATGGGCACGTCCATGAAAATAACGCCGTTGTGTACGGCCCACAATTTGAGCCCATCAGCACCACTCCGCCTCATCGCTCCATCTCCTCCAGCGCCCGCGCCAGGGCCAGGGCGACGGCGGTTGGCTCGTCTGGCGCGTCAGCGTAGACACGATCCGAGCCGAACTCGTCCATCCAGCCTGCTTCTGCGCTAGCCCCGGTTTCGACATCGGCGTAGGAGCTGCTGATGATGATCCCCTTCTCCTGCGCCGCCCACTTCTTCAATGCCACCATGCCGTCGCCAGTGTAGATCCACCCCACGGGGAAGATAGCCATGTCGGGATAGTGTTTCGCCAGAAACCGCTCCAGAGTATCACGCCCCTCAGCGGTCCACACGTTCCACTGCTCAGAACGGGACTTCGCCATCATCCATCGCCTCCGGTACTTCAGCATCCTCGGCATTCCCGGCATCCCGCCGCCGGTCCAGGAACCGCACCGTCTCCGCCACCACTTCAACCGCCTTGCGCTTACCCCCATCCTTCGCCGTCCAGGTCCTCGTCTGAATGCGCCCCGCCACCGCCACCAGCCGCCCCTTGCTCAGGTGGTTGGCGCAGGTCTCGGCTAGACCGCGCCAGACCACCACGTCGATGAAGTCCGCCTGCTTCTCGCCGTTCTCTCGGCGGGGGCGGTCCACGGCGAGGGTGAAGCCGCCCACAGGGACACCGCTTTCCGTGTAGCGCAGGGATGGATCTTGGGTGAGGCGTCCGATGAGAACCACGGTGTTCAACACGCTAACTCACGCCCTTTCGCAATTCATCGACCACAAACTTGTGGACCGCCGCATCCAGCTCGCGGCCCCCTAGCCGCATGATCTCCTCGCGCGTCATCCCGCCCGCCTCCCCACGAGCTCCGCCGCCAAATCATCCGGCACCCGCCGAAGGACGTCATTGAGGGCGTTGACGTTGTAGCCCCGCATTACGGCCAGGATGTACAGCCGCAGCATCATCCGCTGACGCGGCGTAAGGGCTTGCAACCGTCGTCGGGCCGTCTCGGGATCGACCGAGGGCAGGACGCCCATCTGCTCCTTGCGCAGGCGCTGCACATGCGCGTTGGTCTTTTGCGCCTTGGGGTAGTCCTCATGCCACCTGCGCAGCCCCGCCTCCCACTCGGCCGGCGGCGCGTACCGCATCGCCACCGAGCCCCGGTAGTAGGTGCGCGGCTGGACGTAGCCACGGCTCACAATCCTCCGCATGCAGTCCCGCGACACGCCCAACCACTCGGCCGCCTCCCCCAGGCTGATCCAGCCGTCCGGCACCCCATCCGGTCGCCTCGGCATGCCCATCCCTCCGATCCGCCCGTCTCCCCACCCGCCAGGATCGCCGCGGGGCCCCTATGTCAACCCGCATGCCGATCCGCGTCCGTCGCGGGCCGCACCACGATCTCGGCCCGCTCCTCATCACGGCTCGTGGCCTTATGGATGCGGCACACCCACTTGACCACTTGCCGGTCGTCGCGGTAAGCCACTTCCTTCAGCGCGTCGGCTACGGACTTGAGGATGTTGTCCCCATCGGGGTGCCGCCCGCGGAACCAAGCATCGATCTCCAGCACCACGTCGCCCTCCAGAGGCTTGGCGCCAGCGGCCCAGGCGCACTCCCTCACGTGCTCCTCGTACTGCCGCGTCTCCCGCGGCGTGTACACATGTGCCTCCACCATGCGCCGGCCGCGCATCCGCACCCCCAGGCGGGGTCGCTGCTTCGGGACGGGGCGGCCGGGGACGACGATCTTGATCATGCGCTCTTCACCACCTGCAGCGCCCGGAACGTCATGCGGGCCTTGTCGAACACGAATGTCGTCTGCTTCAGCGGCCCCCGCCTGCACTTTAGAAGCGCAGCCCTTACGGGTTCCTCGGCACGCCCGTCTACCGCCGCTTTCCGCATCTCCGGGCGCCAGAGGCCGATCACGAAGTCAGCGGCTTCCTCCACGACGCCCGAATCCCGGGCCATATGGAGCGTCACTTCCTGGTCCCCCTCACCGCCCTCACGGCTGACCTGGTGCAGAACGATCACCGCGACGTTGAACTCCTTGGCGATACTCTTGACCGCCTTGGCCAGCCGGGAGGTCACCTCGTAGGGCGACCCATACCCGCCATCCATACGCCCCAGGTAGTCGATGGCCAGGATGCGGGGCCGGTGGCCGTATCGCTCCTCGTAGGCCCGTAACGCCGCCCGCACGTCGTCCACGCTCATGGAGTCCTTGTCCGCGATCCGGACCAGCCTGAACCGCTCCAGCGCATACTTGGACCACTGGTGGTACTCGGGAGGCACGTTGCCGCCCAGCTCCCTGGCCGTGACGGCCTTGAGGAACACCTGCTCCACGTCCCGTCCACTGGCCTGGGCCGCGATCTGCACGCCGCGCTCGTAGATCTGCGCCACAGGCATCTCCAGCGTGCAGAACAGGCTCTCGGCGCCGGCGTCCGAGTTGTGGGCCAGGATATTGAGCAGGAACGCCGTCTTGCCCACTCCGGCCCGGGCAATGATCCAGCAGGTCTCGCCCGGCGCCACGCCACGCATCGCCTCGTCCAGCGCCGGGATGCCCAACGTGACCTTGGCCGTGCGGAGGAGGGCAATGTACTCCTCGTAGCGCTGCTGCGCTTCCTGGAAGTCGAGCACCTTGATGGGCTGCTCGTCCTGCTCCGGTTCCGCATGGCCCCCGGCCCGTTTGAACGGGCACTGCCCGGCGCAGAACTGCTGGTGCAGCGGGTCGTTGCAGCCGAAGTCGTATTCCGGGTGGCCGTATGCCTGCTCGACCGCGTGCTCGATCTCCCGGTCCTCCAGCACGTCGATGTTCGTGCGGTTCCACTCCCGGAGTGCCGCCAGCGCCATCGCAGCGCTCATGCCCTGCTTGCGGAAGTGGACCGCCAGCCGGAGGGCCACGGGTTGCCGGCCGCCTTCGCCTGACCGCATGCCGCCCTGAAGCATCCGGGCGATGCACGGCTTCATCCAGCGGTCAGGCTGCGGGGTACCGTTGGAGGCGGTCGCCTGCGGCTCCGGCTCCTTGCAGGCTTCCCCCCACGCCGACCGCATGGTCTCGGAGGGCTCCGGCGCACCCCACTCGACCTTGCGGGGCTGCTTGGCCAACTCGAGGATCTGCTCCGTCGTCAAGTGCAGTAGCTCACGGGCGAGAAGCGGGATCTTGTAAAGCCCCGTCTTGCCGTGCTTCGTGTTGCTGAGCCGGAACAGCCGCACCCGGTCGTAAATCGACGTGTCGATGCGGATGCCGTCGGCCAGGATCAACGCCATGCGGCGGAACTGGCGGGGCAAGTCCACGCTTGGTTCCCACCCCACCACCTCGGCCGGGATCAGGATGTGGAACCCCTTCTGGCCCGAGAAGAAGCACCGGAGATCGTCGGGGCTCAGCTCGTACCGGATCGCAATCTGCTCCACGAACCGCTTGGCGTCTTGGTGCGCCTCGTGCACGTCGTCGCGGTCGATGTCGATGGGCAGCCAGTCGGCGTAGACCGGGCCGGTGTACCCCGACACCGACCGCTTCTCGGCGAAGTGCTCCCGCATGGCGTCGGGGTAGCGGTAGACCGTGCGGTAGCAATCCGGCACGTTGACCGGCACCTTGAGCTGGCGGATGTCTACCAGTCGATTGCGCTTGTCGGCCCCGCCGAATGCCACGTCCACGTAGCGGTACTCCGGGTACTTCATGCGCCAATCCCCTCGCCCTCGAACGGCACCTCGGGTATCCAGTCAATCAACCCGCCGCCCATGCCGGCGTCAGGGTTATCTCCCGCAAGGTAGTCCTCGAACGGCTTGTTGGGCCCAAGAAACGTTGATGCGTGCTTGATGTAGTCCTTGGTCCGTCCCTTGCGTCTACACTCTTCCGCGTAGGCTTCTGCTGCCCGGATGAGTTCGTCGGCCGTGTAGCCCTCTCGTAACCTGGTCTGCCAGCACTTGAATGCCCGCCGCTTTTCAACCTTCCGCGGATAGACCGACCAGAAGCGCTCGAAATCCTCGGAGTACTCGACCTGCGACCGACGTCGACCAGTCCTCTGCCTGGAGGCTCCTCGCCTCCCCCTGCTGGGGGGGGTGTAGAGGGGGGTATTAATCTGGGTTTGGGTACTAGTGGGTTTGGTTTGGGCCGCAGATTTGCGGCCATCCTTAGCCGCAGATTTGCGGCCATCCTTAGCCGCATCAATGCGGCTATCAGGCATCGAAAACCGCAGACGGTAGATGTTGGTGTCTGGCTTTCCGTTCTCCGCTGTGCGCTTCTCGATGGACAGTGCGCCGGCGGCTTCAAGCTCTTTGATGGCGCGGTCGATGCTATCCGTTGAAATGCCAAGGTCGCCCGCCAGACGACGCCGACTCGGGAACGCCACGCCACTCCGATCGGCATACCGGCAGGCTAGAAGGGCGAACACGCGAATCGCTTGCGGACTGACGCCCGCGAAGATTAGCCACTCAGGCACAATGGCAAACCTTCCGATGTCGGACACCATCTGCTCCTGCATGGCTCGATACCTCACCAAGCAAGGTCGTATCGCCGTTGCGGCAGGTAGAACCGTGCTCCTCCCGGACCGCCGCGCAAGATGGCCGCCTTTGGCCACAACAGGAGTCGGTCGTACATGTCCGTTACGGCCTGCAGGTAGCCTTCACGGAAGTCCTGCGACCGCGAATCGATGTCTGGCCGGCGCCACTCGTAGATGTGGCCGGAGTTCCAACTGTCCTGAGTGCAGACCAGGAACACGCTGGGCGACTGGACTTCCTCGCCGTCGACCCAGTAGCGGGCCGACAGAACCTGGTCGATGTATCGCTTGACTTGATCGGCAGCTTGCCGTAGCCACTTCAGGTTCTTGCTGAGCTTTGTCTCGATGGCTATGACAGGCAACTGACGCTGCCAGTCATAGTCCGCTGGCGTGATGCAGTACAGGTCAACGTAGCCTCGTGCCCCACGAACAGAGAACTGCGGGCAGCCGATGCCTGGGTCGTGGGCGTAGACCTCAAAGCCGTAGCTCCTCAGAATTGCTGCCAATCGTGCTCGAAACGTGGCCTCGTCGTCGTACTCCTGTACCGGCTCGAACCGCGGAAAGCGCCGTATGATATCCTTGAGTGGTGCGGAGGCTTCCCCCACGACTCCCGCGGGCTCCTGGCCCCCAACCTGGTGCCGCGGGTCGTGGCCGGCCTCCGCTTTTGTCTGGGTGCTCACGGCCTCTCCTCCTTCCTGAGTTGCCATCCCGCGATCTCCGCCAACCGCCGCACCATGCGCGGGCCGATCTTGCGGCTTAGGATCTTCTTGCGCATCGCGTCCTCAGAGACGCGCAGCATCCTCGCGGCGTATGTGATCATTTGTCGCGCCTCTTCGGGGTGCACGTCCAGCGCCCGCGCCACCAGATCCTTGGCGCGGGGGTTGAGCATGCCGCGGGGCATTATTCCTCACCCCGCGCCTTGCGGAGGGCGACTTTCGCTTCTTCGACTGCGTGCTTCACCACGTCGGGTTCGTCGAGGCAACATTCGACCGCGGCGGACAGCGCAACGAGTGCGTCGTACAGGTCCGGCGCTGCGGCGATGAGGCGGGCGTTGGCAACCACCTCTTCAGGGACTTCCCAACGAAGCGGACGCCCCTGGTCGTCCCGAACGAGACGGCCAACTTTGCAGTGGATGGCCCATTCTTCAGCACGGCCCAGGGACTCGTGGTGTTCGTTGGCAGGGTAGATAACGACACACCCACGACGGATGTCTGCCTTCCACGGCCCCGGCGTCCACTTGGGCTCAGCCATCGTTTCCCTCCTTTTCACGCTCGGACATGTATCGATCGGCAATCTTTGACTTCAGCTTCAACCAGTCTACCGTCATCTTCACTAGGTGCTCATCAAACGCCGCCTTGTATCCCTCCCGGTATGCAACGGCCTGTGCAAACATCACCAGAACCATCAGAGCCAATACACCAAGCGGCAGAGACCAGTTCGGGATGCAAACTGGGGGCATGTTACACGCTCACCTCCCCTCGCCCCGCTCACCGCCCGACCTCGCCGGACGGCGGGCGCGGCGCGGGGCCGCGCTAGCTGTTGCCCTCGAACATCACGTCTGCGACTGCGTGAAGTAGGTCTTTGGGATCGACGATGATGGTGATGGTGTTGTCCGGCTTGTCGCTCAGGTCGAACTGCAGGACGAGGCGTCCGTCATCGGCATCAACAAGCAACGGGCCAGCACCCGGCAGCATGTTCCTCGTGTCGTCGTGGATCGCGTCAAACTCCGCATGAATGTACCTCGGCATTCGCATACCCTCCTCACATGTGGCCTTGATCCGCAGCCGCGCTTGTTTGGCGCCCCTCGCCGCCTAGCGGCGGGTCATTGGGGCAAGTATCCTGCGGAGACGGTCGCAGTCGTAGCAATCGCAGTCATGCGGATGCTCGAACTTCGTCGTGACCACCCCCTTTGCGGTGCGGGGCTGCACTATGATGCATACCTCTCTCCACTCACTCGCTCCCCGATGGCCTCCCAAAGCTGCGCATACCAAAGCACGGCGCCAACCTGATCCCAACCAAGGAGGTCCTCGACAATGCGCGCCGGATTCGGCATCACGCGGATGCCCCGAACGGTGTGAGCCAACTGCATTGCGTACATCCTGGCTAGGCACTCGTCCTCGATTTGGCGGATGACATGAGGGCCGTCTCGTCCTTCACGAACAACTAACCATCGCTTGGGCCGATGTTGCGGCCGCACCGTGCAGGGCATGGCGCATCCCCCTTACGATTCCGTCAGTACTGACTGCTGGGCGGCTTGTACGTCCGACTGCGCCTCATCACCATCGGCGGCCTCTTCAACCCGCGTCGCCTCGACGTCGATGGCGTCATCGCCGGCCTGCAACTGCCGGTCGGCCAAGTCAACCATGTCCGCCGAGTCGGCGATATAAGCCCGTTGCATCTCGGTGGACATGATGCCGTACTTGGAGATAAGCTGCCGAATACACGTCTTGAGGGCCATGCCGTCGAAATCCTCATGCCACTGGCTCTTGGGGTTGCGATAGCTCTTGCTGTAGCGCTCGGCATGGCGTCGCACTTCGTCGACCGTCATATACCACGCCTTTGAAAATCCATTCAGCGTCTCGAGGTAGGCGAAATAGCCGATGATCTTGTTGGACTGCTTCTTCTCCGGGTCCAGCTCGATGCGCCGGTCAACTTGTCACGGCGCACGAGCTCGCCTTCGTACACCACGTCGGCATTGATGTATCGATAGGCGCCGGTTCGAAGCGCCAGCTGGATATAACCCTTGTACCCAAGCTGGAACACGGGGATGACTTCGCCTGTCTTGCCGTCCTTGTATGGCACAATCCACGCGAATCCCAGTTGCTTGTTGATCGGCAGCTTCAGGGACGCGGCCTTCAGTGCCTCGCCGACCAGCCGCTTGGGGTCGCATTGCTGGAGCTGCGGGTCGGAATTGAACAGGTCGATGATGCTGGCGATGAAAGCACCGGCGTTTTCGCGTAGGACGTTTTCAAACTGCTCCTTCACGCTGTCCGCATTCAGGATGGCCTTGAGCCGATCGATGGGCCGCATTCCCGTCGACAGGCTGTGACCGTTGGTCTGTCGCTTGGCCAGCTTGTTCTTCACGTCCGCCGTGTTGACGGCCATCAGAACTCGACCTCCTTAACGTCGAACCGCCGGTAGGTGGTCGTGGTCGCGTACTGCTCGAAGATGTCCGGGCGCTCGGCTCGGAGGCGCTTGGTGTCGAGCCTCGTCTGCGTCACCGTCTTCCACGTCACCACGTCCACGCCGTACAGCCGCCCCACGGCCCGGTCGCCGAGCATGGCCTTCAGTTTGTTCTCGGCCTCCTGCCGGCGGGCCGCGGCTTCGCGTTCCGCCGCCTTGGCCTCGTGCCACTGCCGCACAAGGTCCTCGGCCTCGGCGGGCAGGACGGCGATGGAGTCAGGGTTGGCGTCGGGGTACATGCGGGACAGGAGCTCAGCAGCGTCATCCGAACCGTCGACCGGCGGCATCGTGCCGGCCTCGACATGCCGCCAGAAGTCGCGCTCGATCTCGATCAGGTGGGTGATGAGTTCCTCGTCGCGGTCGACGTGGGTGGTGATAAGTCGCTGGCCGCCGACGAGGACAGCGAAGTAGCAGCGATCGTATCCGGTGACAGCCAGGCAGTGCTGGGCCTGAATGATGTAGCGGTCGGGGAGCTTGTCTTCGGCCACCTCGTTGCGGTGCCACGCGGAGGTGGTCTTCACTTCGAGGATGGCCTTTTCCCCGACGATCTCTCGGTCGATGTTGGCCAGCATCCACGGGTGCTCGGGGTGCTGCAAGATGGCGTTCCGCCGGCGCACCCGTTTGCCCGTGCGCCGGCTCCATTCGTCGGCGACGACCGGCTCCAACAGCGTGCCCCACAGCGCCGCCTCGCCGGCCGGTTCCGGTTCGACCTGGCCCGTCTTTTCGAGCCACACCCGCACCGGAGACCGATAAGGGTCCAGGCCGGCGATGGCCGGGGCATCGCTACCTCCGATCCCCCGCCGCCGCCACGCCAGCCACTCGTCCCTCGGCATCCCCTTGGTCGGAACCAGCACCTTGGCCATCCCAGGCCCTCCCGTGCTACACTCGGGGTAGACACCCTATCCCAAACTCCCCATCGGGCGGCGCAGCGGCCTCGGGCTACTGCGCCGCCATCTTGTCTGCGATCTCTCCTGCCGGCCCCCACTCGGCGTCTAAGCCTCGGCAAGGCATACACCGTCGCAGTACCACCGGCCGTCCAGGTACACGGCCATCTCGTCGCGGTAGATGGCCTGGCCACACGCCTCGCAGCGGCCGACCGGCAGATCCTCATCCTCGGGGCGCATCGTCGTCATCACCACCCAGCCGCCGGATCTCGACCATGCCGTCATACCACGGCCTCGTCTCGACCCGCATGCCGCGCCGCTCCGCCGCCTGCCGCACCCAGGGGGCTAGGCGCGGATGGACGCGGATCCGTCCCAGGATGCGGAGGTCCATCATCCTCTCGCTGATGGCGTGGATCATCGCGGGCCACGCCTCGGGCCACATGCCGTCTCGCCTCCTCGTCCCATGCCTCCTCAACGCAGTACCAGCCGCGCGTCGCCAGCGGATACACCCGGGTCGGGATGCCCATCGACCTGGCGGCGTCGGCGACGGCCTGCGCCCGCGAAGCGCGAAACACGTGTATCCAGCCGTACTCCGCGAGATCGTGCACCGCCGACCACACCCACTCCGCCTCATGCCCCACGGGGCCCATCCTCCCCGCGATACATGGCCAGGGCCTTGTCGCGCCACCGCCGGAACGTCTCCCGGTCGACGCCGGCGCGTCGGGCGTAGTACGCATCACGGTCGATCCGGGGCCGCCACCCAACCCAGAACCGCATCCCGCACCGCAGACACCGCACCGGCGCCCGCATCGCGCGGGGCAAGAAGACCGCATCGCCGCGGATCTGGATGTGCAGCGTGTCCGCGCCACAGGCCGGGCAGACCGACCGGGTGGCGATCACGTTGTCGGGCCGCCGCGCCATCCGCGCGCGTCGGAAGCCGACATATCGGTAGCGCTTGCCGCCCACCTGGATCGTCATCGTGGGTACCTCCTAGGCCGAGATCTGGCCGCCGGGATAGCGCATCTGCCGATCCCACCACTGCAACAGCCGGTCGCGGTCCCATAGAATCCGGCGGCCATGCCACTTCACTCCCAGCTCCCGCGGCTGTTCGCGGGCCAGCTGGCGCAGCCGGTTGATCCCAATCACGCCGCCCAGCATTCGGTGTGCCTGCGGCGTCGTCAGGATCAGTGGGTACCGCTCTGCCTCCGGTCGCCTCATGCCACCGCCACCTCCGGCCGCAGGTAGCGCTGCACCACCTTCTGCTGGTGCCGCCGCGCTGCGGCCACCATGTCGACCCCGGCCCGCTGCAACGCCACCAGCGCACCGATGATGGCCGGGATCAGGTCGACCACCTGCTCCGCGTCGGCCACGTCGGGCGTCTCGCGCCGCCGGACAGCGCGCGCCAACCGGCGCAAGGCGTCGACGGCCTCCGCCGACTCTTCCTCGACCCAATCCAGGGCCTCGGGCAGGTCGTTGTCGGGCCGGAACGCAAACGGCCCCGAACCGGACACCAGGAGCAGTTCAAGCGCTCCCAGCGCCCAGCCCGAGGCCGCGAGGATGTCATCCGGCACGGGGATCTCCCCGCGCTCATACCGCGAGATCGTCGCCGGGTCGACGCCGACGGCTTCGGCCAGCTTGGCCTGGCTCCATCCCGCGCGCCGCCGCGCCTCCCGGAGCATCTGCCCGCGCATGCTCTGCATGCCGCGTCCCTCCTTTCTGCGCCCGGCGTCGTGGCAGCAGACGAGCCGGGCGGTGATGATGGTGGTGGACAGCCCCCGCTCCCGCCGGGCCGGCCG